GTTTTACAATTAGCTCATCTAAAAACTCCTTCAGAATCCGCAAAGCCTTTCTTTTTTCAGAGAATGTCTCTTTACCCAAATACATCCATAATTCATATACTCCAGTCCAAAGAGACGTGACTCCTACACAAGCAACTACCTTACCTTTTCGCAATGCAGTGAAAGCATCGCTTTGAACTTCTAAAGCTAAGGCTTGTTCTTCAATTGTATATTTAGAATGACTTACATTAACTAAAGCAACTGAATCAAAATCTACCCAATTCATATGCCACTTTTCGAAAGGCACCACTACAGCGTTCCCGTATCTTCGCATGTCCTGTCGTTATCCCAATTTGATTGTGTGTGTTTATTAAAGAAGACTCAATCCACTCTCCCGTGGAATCCTTCACATACATACAATCACAATCCAAACAATCTAAAAAATCAAAGTCGTGATAAAAAATCTTGTCAACAGTAGCTTCTAAATTATGACTACCACAACAAGGGCAAATAGTCACCTTTTCTGCACTTCAAGGCGTGGACCAAGGGCAACTAAAGTAAACGGACTTGGTTCATCGTGAATAATAGCAACTTGACCTTGTGTATCATAACCTCCAGGGAAACTTACTAATTTATCTCCTGTAAATAATGGAGGCGAAGAATCCATTGGATCTGATCCTCCACGATATAAAATAGGATCTAAATCAGCAGCAATTAAACTAGTTCCAAACTTGCCTCCAAGAGATAAATATAAACGAATTAATACCTGAGAAATACGCTTAATTTTACCTTGTCCAGTTCCAGTAGGCGTAGGAGCCTGTATTGGAAGAGTTAATATTTTTGAAGCATATTGCAATCCTACGTGTACTTTCGATGCCGCTTTATCAATTGTTATAGCACTTGATGAAACTGTTTTATCTGTTTGTTGTGCTCCATCCGCAAAAACTTGAACAGTTTCACCTTCCAAATGCCCAAGACCAGTAATAGAAGTAGTGGAAGATCCGCTATAAGTAGCGCCAGAATCAACAAAGAAGGCATTATCTTTGTCTGTAGTCGAACTAGGTTCAAATCTTTCTTCAAGAAATTCTACGTATCTTACTGTAGCTAAATTTACAGTTCTTTTAACAATTATATATAAAGTGTTACTTTTACCATCAACAGAGGGAATAGCCGCTAACGATTCGATAACTGCGGTACTTTCATCTGTAATCGCAAGTCTTGTAGTATCGGAACTTACAATAGTAAGGTATCCGGCTTTATGCATAGTTTCTTCTATTGTAACAACATTTGCCGACGGATTAGCGACAGTAAAATCTGCGTGTAAATTGATCGCCGTAAATATATTATCTGCTGTCGTATTGTTAGATTCGTTGTGAAAAAATTTATTTGTTTCTGGTGTCGGAGAACTTCCAGGCCCCTGACAAGTAAACGTAACAGTCGTTCCGTCTGATTTGTTTAATTTAAGTGTTGCACCTGTAGCAATATTAGTATAATCAGTCACAGTAATGGTAGCATTACCAAAATAACCACCGAGAGTTTGTGTTTGCCAAGATACTACTTCTTCATCTCTTTTATATGTAAATGAAATAAGATTTCCATTAGTAAGTTTTACAAAAACTACTCCATTAGGTTCTTCAACATGAGCGAGTTCTGCAATTCCAGTTCTTGGAAGATGTTCTGATAAAAGAGATAAATTTGCTGATAAATGTTTATCATTCTCAAATGAGAAAAGAAGTTCGCGAACCTTTGTAGTTGCACGAGATACATATAAAACAGCGTCTCCTGCTTTAATAGGTTGAATAGAACCTGCGCCATCCTCAGTTTGTTTATCTACTTTAAGTTTAGTAGGAGAAAATGCATCTGATGTAGAACCGGACCAAATCTTAAATGGACCATCGCTTGTTCCTGCAAACATCCAAGAATTATCTACCATTAACCAAAATATAGCATTTACTTGATTATCTGTAATAAGACGATTTATTGCATTAGAACCCGCAACTGTCCCGTCTCTTCCGGTCGGTTTATGACTATTAAAATCTGAAGATCTTGAACAAAAGAAAGCATTAGGTTCATTAGTTGTCGAGGCAAAAACTAATCTGTTCTCATAAAACGTAGGTTTCGCTGATGGCCAATTATTTGTACCATACCAAGCACCTAATCGCCAAGTCGTCACTGCTGAAGTATTTAAAAAAGCTGAATCATCATCATCTACGACAGTAGCCGTTACATGAGTTGTATCAGTAAAAGCCGTGATTATAGCACATCCCCATTCTGAGGATTGCTCAATTCTTACCATGCGTCCTACATCTACAACTGCTGAAGTAAAGAGAGCTGATGAAGCTGTAATAGTAACAGAACCAGTTGTTCCAGACGGAGTAAGAGTAATTGCAGTAGAATTTTGTGCTAGATACGGGCCATCTCCATAATTATAATCACTAAAAGCCCATGAAGTATCTGCTGTACGTGTGAGTTCTTGTGGTCGAATATTTGGATGACAAATAAATAATACGTCAGCAGATTGAGTATATGTTATATCCGCTACTTGAGCTGTTGTATAAGGAGAAACTATTTCATAAGCCGAACTACCACCACTCAGGATTTGACCTTCATCCTTATAAAAACGACAATACGTATTACCAAATTCAATAATGTAGGCTTGTTGTGTATTAAATATAAAAGGAATGAGGCGAGTTACTGCAGATTGTGTTTTTACAGTAGTAATATGTCTTGTACCAGAACGTTTATCAGCAGGACCATGAGGATAAACTATAAAATTATCCATAGTTTCAACTGCATTAGGATATTTTTTTAGATCTGTTCGTCCCTTAAGTAACGGACTAAATTCACCACCTGTAAAATTAGTTTGAAGAGGTTCTACACGAATCCCGGAATCGGCAGGTACCTTTGCTTGGGTAGTTGCCACTATAGATCTCCAGAACCAATATTTGTTCCTTGTATTCTAGAATCTAACCAAAGATTTGCTTCGAAATCATCTGGTTCATCTGATTGAGAATCAACGGTTTTAGCGTTTTTAAGAGCAAGTCTATAAGCCTCCATTAATTCTTTAGCTAAAGTACCGCTTTGAGTTAAACGCTCTGCGATAGTAGCTGCTAAACGTAGACCAAAAGCCATAACAAACATATAATCATATTCTGTAGGCATATCGTTTTCTGCAATATACTTTATTTTAATCACACTAGAATCACATTCAATAAATTGACCAGAAATTTTATATGGAGGATTATCTTCTATTTCAATAAGTCTAATATAATCAGTCGGTAAATCAAATCGGTAAGAGAATCCATATACGGGAGTAGTACCATCAAGGCCGGGTATTATTCGCTTAACAGCAAAGTTCCAAGGATGATCAGCGAGTACAGCATCCCGAACTAGATCATATACTTGGTTAATAGATTTTGCTTCATTAGTATCATCAGTAAGAGAAGTAATTGGATTTCCACCAACATGGGTTAAGGCGAGATTTGCAATTTGTACTTTAGAAGTTGCCATTTTAAGGAACCCCTCCCCGAAGGGAGGGGATTAACAAGGTTAATTAATCAATTACGTACCACATACCTACGTGAATTGTTCCAGTAATCGAAGCACCGCCTGTAGTTAACGAAACAATATCGTTAGAAGTATACTTATAAAAAGCAGCTGTGTCGATTTCCGCAATTAAAGGCACAATAATACCTGCAGAACTAGAAGCCTCAGCAGTATTATAGCGATTTGCATCCGCTGCATCTCCAAGATCGAGAGTAGATGAAGATCCTAAAGCATCGTGCCATATTTTCCAATCAAGAATTCGCCAATTATCCAAAACTCGAAATAATTGAATAACTGATCCAGAAGCTAAAGAACTAGCTTCATATGTATCATACATAAAACGAACGCGACCGTCTGCAATGTCAGGCAAAACATGATCAACGGGCACGGCAGTCATTAGAGTGTAGTTTACACCTTTTACTGTTGCCATGATTAAGTCTCCTTATTCATTACATTCGATCTCATACATTTTGTTTTCTTCCATGCGAACTGCACCGAAAGAAGCAGAAACATATACTTGAGTCGAGTTACGTTTGTCCCTTCGAGGACCAATCTCTGCGTTGATTTCAGCTGCGGAAGCAAATACCATTCCGGAGTGAACCCACGCTGGGAGGCGTCGATGGGTACCAGACGAGCTGGTTAAGAGGCGTTCACACTCAATAAATTTAAAACCCATATACATGTCAACTTCACCATGTACGAGAGCTTTAACT